AAGTTTCCTAAGCCTTCCGGTCATGTTTGCATCAGATAAATAAGGATTGTCCTTGATCCTTGCAACCGCTTCGTTATATGAGGATGTTTTAGTTGACAGTTCAGCTTCAATATCGTTTATTCCCGACTTGGCAAATAAATTATTGTAGAGTTCAGGCAGGTTTATGGTAGGAGCGTTCATAAATCCGCCAGTAGCTCCACCGCCTCCACTGGATGCTGAGCCGCCTTTTCCTGATCCGCCTGTTGCCTTATAGTCCGCTACTGCTTCTGCATCTCCCCATCCCTGATATCCCTGAAAGCCCATAGAAACAAGCTGTGATGCCGATGTCGGACCACTGGATTGACCTGGCTGCTGTTGCTGTTGAACCGGCTGTAAATTCGGTTGAGACTGTTGCTGTGGCTGGCTCTGTTGTTGCTGAGGTTGAGTCTGTTGCTGTGGTGCAGGGGCACTACCTCTAAGCATATTAAGTAGCTGAGTATTCTGTTGAGCTGAGCCGGTATATCCTGAAATACCTTTAGACGCTGCAAGTTGTGAACGTGTGGCAAAGTCTGACTTCTGACCTGTACTGCTTAAATAATCGACAATTGAGTTTCCCGTATACATTAGATATCAAACCTCCCCCTAAGATCCCTACTGCTCCCTGTTCCGAAGAAATCAGGGACTTCAAAAAATGGCTGGTTCTTTTCATACTTTGCTTTCTCGGTCTTTATTTTCGCCCAAGCTGCAATAAGGATGTTTCTGGCTTCAACCGATCTGAACTCCCCCGCCTTTTCCTGTTCGCCTTTGTTCTTAAGTATAGCAACTGCTTCTAATACAATGGCTTCGTTGCCTTCAGGCATGGAATAGGAGAATATAGTTGGATCCCCGTCATCACTCAAAGTTTCAGTAACCATCATTCCCCAGACAACAATGTTATTAGTGCCGTTTGTTGTGGGGACAGGCCAGATAAAGTATCTTCTCTCCTGATTAGCCCATTTCTTTTCCGTATCATCAGGATAATCTTCTTTCCAGTTCAGGTAGTCATCAAATGACAAGGGTGAGCCGTCAGGATCCTCACCGTAGCGTATATCGTCAACCGTAAGCTTCCAGATTGAGTTTGATCTCCAATTGGAAGGGTAATCATAGTATTCCTGCCCCAAAACAGTGGATGTCTTTTTGGCATCCTGAAGCTCAGGCCAGGGGAAAAGTGCCCCTACTTTTCTGTATGCCCTGTTTATAGCCAAGTCAACCGTTGCTGTCGGAAAAAGAGTTGATTCATCCCCCACGTTCAAATCTGATTGTACGGCTGTTCTGAGTTGTGCTAGTGTATCCATACCCTAAGAGTAGAAGATGATTTTATTTAAAGGCAATAGGAGAGGCTATGAACCAAGCACGACATAACTCATTTTATATCTGAGGACGTGAACACCCGGTGTTCCACTGATTACATTCGATATTTTTGCCTGTAATTTTACTGTGTTAGTTCCAGCAGGAAGTTCGGCAACATGGAAGCCGGTGTATGTTCTGCCAGTATTATTTCCACTAAGTAAGATTAAGTGCATTTTTGTTGCTATTGGCACTTCTTCGTTGACGTTAGGAAATATCTCAGCATCACCAAGATTTCCCCCGCCTTCGTTTAAATAACCTTGAATACTATAAAGTAATAAAACAAGTGATGATCGTTGGAGTTCAATTGTCAAAGATGCGCCTGTAATGTCTGTTTGCGATGTGCTAGTTATTGTTTGACCTAATGCCTGATCGTTACTTTCAGACTGAGAAAAATTAGATAAACTCACTAAACCTAACTCGTCAATGACAGTGAAATCTTGTGCTTGGACTGTACCTTTAAAAGTTGCACTCCCCGTATCTCCATCAAGAGCAAAAGTTGTTAATCCTGCCTTGTCTTTGGCAATTATCCCATCAGGGGAAATCTTTACTTCACCCGATATTCCTTCCTGATAATCTCCGACTTTAATTGCTCCCTGCTGTGTAAATTCATACTGACCTAATATCTTTCTTGACTTAGTATTCAAAGATTGTGCAATGGTTTCCTGAGCGATTACTTTTTTCTTAAATGGCTTATCTGTTGTAGTTTTTGGTGAATAGGTATTAGCTGGATCTGATTTCGGAGGAGTAGGAAAAATATCTGCTTCATTTGGAAATGGATTCTCCTGGATTACTTCTGGTGTATAAACTTTGTCCGACATTTTAGTTAAAATAAGTCCTACTCCGTAAGACAGTAGGAGTACTATTACTGCTAGGATTGAGAACAATTTTTTGTTCATATACGTCCCCCTGTGCCCCGATCCGAAAAGTTGCTTTCCTCCCTGACGCTTTAGTATAGCTCGCATTATTGTCGGCTGTAAATGCCCTAGTCCAAGCCGAATCTTTATTCATCCGGTAAAAGAGTTCAACACTGCACCCGCTGGGTAAAGGTTCCATGAAAAGCTCGGCCAAGTCCCATTTTGTCAGTTCTTCGGCGTTTTTCATTGGTGCCCTGAACTCAAGTGACTCATAAGTTCCTGTTCCCTTGTTATCCGGGTCAACCGCTTTGACCCCGAAGTCAGCACCGTCACGGTATGAAATGAGCGTTGTCCCTTCGATGTTTACTACTGCCCCAATCTCATCGACCTCAAGTGCATATTCAAGGTTTAGCGTGAAAGGCTGTTCCTTGTTCTTTCTGCCGTAAGTGTAGACGCCGTTATAGTCAGTATCTGCATTGAATACTCCCCACAAGCTCATATTCCCCAGAGTCTGTTTATCAATCCATGAAAGGGCTGTTGATTCCCAATCGAATATATTTATCTGGTCTACTTCGTTGGCTACTCCTCCGGGGTTTACCCTTCCGCCTCCGGGGAATCTTTTAACAGGCATTGTGTCGGTAAAGTTCGCAAAATAAAGCTCTCCATCGTCCCCGATCTGTGCTAACGGCACTTCACAGTCGATCATGGCGTTTACCCCTTTATTAGGGTACCCAGCTTTATAAGTTCCCGTAACTACTCTGCCGTTTCTTTCGACAAGGGCTTTAGCTATGTTTCCGGGGATAAGGTCAAGGGCTTCGTTTGTCCAGGAGCCGTCATATCCAACCATAGCCAAATATGAACCGCTGGCAATCATATTTGCTCCCCCAACCTGTTTCATGGTGTGCCAGTCAGCATCGGTCAGGTTTTCGGCAACGATTGTTACATCAGTCCAGTTACTATTTCCCGGAATCTGTTTTTGTTTGACTTTGGTTCCTGTTGCCCATTGTAAATAGGTGGTTCCCACTGCTGGCTTTTCTTCTGCACCCTTTATCTGTCCGTCAGGATCTTTATATACATTCCTCCAAAATCCATCTGGAAACCTTCTATAAATGTTTCCTGCATTTCCAAAGCCATAAGTATTCCCATCACTGCACTTTACAAAGAAGTGTATAAGGTCAACAAATACGTTATTAAGTCCGGCTGAGGGGGAGAGGGACGGGCTGACTGATGATGATGCAGTGGGTGAGGGCGAGGCACTGGGACTGGCAGACGCTGAGGGTGATGCCGAAGATGACGGGCTTCTTGATGCAGAATTACTGATGCTCGGTGTAGGGCTTGGACTTACTGACCGGCTTCCCGATGAGCTGGGGGAAATTGACGCACTGGAAGAAACGGAAGCAGATTGTGAATGGCTTACTCCAAATAAACCCTCTTCTTTAAGAGCTTGTCCGCAGGTAAGGGTATCAACATCCTTCCTGATATCAAGGTTCCTGCCCATTTTAAAAGCACCTTTTATGCCACGATCGGAGAATGGGCTAATCCCCCCCATCCAGCTATTTATTTTAAATACGGCCATAATTTATGTTAGTTGCTGATTTTAGTTAAAGTCTAGTCATTCCATCTGGTGTACTTTTTGACGTAAGTTGTTGACTGCCTTGAATATTTAGCAGAATAGCTGTTCCCCACATCCGAGTACTTGCCTGTATAGCTGTTGCCTACAGTCGTGTATTTATCAATATAGGTAATCGGTGAGGGTGATGTAGAGGCCGATGCAGACGGCGAGGCTGATGCACTGGATGAAGGCGAAAGACTGGCACTCGGGGAAAGTGATTTACTTTCTGATCCTGATGGAGAAAATGAAGGCGAAGGCGACTGACTGCCACTTCCTGATGATGAAGGACTCAAAGATGCCGAAGGTGATGGTGACGAACTTGCCGATGGGCTTAGTGACCTTGATGCGGATGCCGAAGGGGATTGTGAACGGCTTGGACTGGAACTCGGACTAAGTGATGCACTCGGTGAAACAGAACGGCTTGCACTTCCACTCGGAGACTGCGAAGCGGATGGACTCAAAGACTTACTGGCGGATGCCGAAGGACTAAGTGATGCACTGGCAGATTGTGATGCAGAAGAAGATGAAGATGCAGAAGCACTTGCACTTGCAGATCGTGATGCGCTTCCGGAGGGTGAAATTGAAGGGCTGACGCTGGGAGAGCCGACAAATCCGTAAACCCTGAAATAGAGATCGTTTGTTACATTAACAGGATCCCATCCCGCACCGTTCGTGTTGACATTTGCCCTGCCATCTGCATAACCGTTTCCTGTATCTCTTTGCCATTCATATCTGTTATTTGTTGATTGGTCGGGAGTAGAACATACAATCCAGTACTTTGTTGATGCATTCAGATGAAAACTTGCCGGGAATGTTGCCATGATCCAGTCATAGCTTGTATTTGTCGATGTTATTGTCGTTGTTGCGTTTGCATCTACAAGGGTCCCTGAAGGTGCATCAGTATTATCCGTTTCAATCCTGACAGTTATGGCATCGCTGATTGTGTTTACTTTCTGAACGTATATGGAAACACTTTCAATGGTACTTCCTGAAGATAGCTGAAAACTTTGTGCAGCATCATATTCAGCACCCCCTGAGTCGCCTATTGGCTGGCCGTCATCACCACTTGACTCATATGAAACCAGAGGCGGAACCAACGAAGGACTTGCCGAGGCACTTGGTGATAGTGACGGAGATTGCGACAAACTTGCGGATGGTGACAATGATGCACTAGGACTCTGGGAAGCACTGGCAGATGACGATGCACTTTTTGATGCTGATGCAGAAGCAGAAGCGCTGGCACTACCGGAAGGACTTAGTGAGGCAGACGGAGACAAAGAGGATGAAACCGAAGGGCTTTCACTCATACTAGCACTCGCACTTGGACTTAAAGACGGGCTTTCACTAGCAGAAGCACTGGCTGACGGTGATTGACTTCTACTGGGACTAAGACTTGCTGAAGGTGAAAGAGATGCTGATTCTAACTGAGTAGTGGTGTAGCAGACTTTTATTTGGATATGATCAATTGTGAGTGCAACGAAGTTTCCAGTTAGTGTTGAAGAAATAACAACTCCAAAGTCAGCATCATTTATATCTTCTGCTGTCCAACTTTCACTCCACAAATCACTCTCCCCTCCGTAAGTTGTGTAATCTGTTGTGTTAATCCAATTATTACCCGATGCTTTGTTTTCACTTCCAAGTGTCCCATCCGCTTTAATAATTTTGACAATATTATCGACACCTGTTCCCAAACTTGCATTGCTCTTTTCAATCTGAACAGAAATTCCATCTATAGTTACCCCCGCAGGAATCGCAAATCCGAAGTTTGTAGCTTTTAGATAGTTGGATGTTGTTGGCGAAGTTCCCCCGTTTTGGTGGGAGGTATAATTACCATCATTTAACTTTGCATTATCGGGCGTACCCCATGCTACTGTCCCAACTGCATTATCGTTTGCCATTGTCCCTGGAGATGTATATTCAGTACAAACCATCCCCAATGATGGACTGGCACTTCCAGAAGGACTTAAACTAGCCGAAGGAGATAGAGATTTACTAGCACTTGCCGAAGGAGATAGGCTGGCAGAAGGAGAAAGAGACTTAGACTCACTAGCTGAGGGGCTAAGACTTGCTGACGGACTGATAGAAGCTGAAGGACTTTGTGACTTAGACTCTGAAGCTGAAGGACTTTGAGATTTGCTTTCTGATGCACTTGGACTTAATGAGGCAGAGGGGGAAAGACTCTTTGACTCACTAGATGATTCTGATGCACTGGCAGACTTAGAGGCACTTTTGCTCTCAGAAGGCGATGGAGACTGACTTGCCGATGGTGAAAGAGATTTGCTCTCACTGGCACTTGGGCTTTGAGATGCTGACATAGATGAACTCGGAGACTGTGAGGCTGACGGTGAAAGGGACGGTGATACAGATGATGACGGTGAAGCTGATGCGCTTGGTGAAAGTGATGCCGAGGCACTGACAGCGTTCAATCCGTTCCAGTGGTTTGATATTTCTGTACTTGTTAAAGCCCTGCTAAAGAAAGATATATCGTCCATTGCTCCTGTCAGGAACAAGGAGTTTTGTCCAACTTGTTTACCGAATTCATTTGTACGGCTTGTACTGTCCAGATTGGGTGAACCACTTGTATTGGTTTTGTCCAAAAAACCGTCAATATAGAGATTTGCATCCGTTCCATTCCAGGTAAGAGCTATGAAATGCCATTGATTATCAGTGACCGTTCCCGTGCCTGTTGAAGTAGAAAAAGGATCACCCGACCAGAAAACAATGTTTCCGCTTGTGTTTATTTCAATTACCACCCAGCCTTCCAAATCAATGAGCTGTTCGGCACTTGCCGGATTTCCATTCCTTTTCACCCATAGAAAGATCGTTCCATCAGTCAGCTGTGCATTTGAGAATACGTTACTGCCAATGTTTATTCCGCTGTTGCCCCCAAAGCTTGCACCGTTACCGAATTTAGCAGCTGCATATGAAATGTTTGTATCCGTTCCGTGACGTGTGCCTATAGAGTCATTTGAATTACTCTCAAGCCTGTAATAGGACAATAAATTTGCATCTGAATAAAGTGTTGTATTTATAAGTTCCCGTGTGTTCCCTGCACTGGGACTTGCAGAAGCAGACGGCGATAGACTGGCAGAAGGAGACAGGGATTTAGACTCAGATGCACTTGGTGACTGTGATGCTGAGGGAGATAATGATTTGCTCTCACTGGCACTGGCTGATCGAGAAGCTGATCCACTGGGGCTTTGACTTGCAGATGGTGAGAGAGATGCACTCCCAGAGGCAGATGCTGAACTGCTGGCTGAGGCAGAAGCCGAAGAAGATGCAGATGCAGAGGGGGACTGACTGGCTGATGGACTAAGTGATGCCGAAGGTGAGGGTGAAGCTGACGGCGATAATGATGCGCTAGGGCTTAGTGACTTACTCGCTGATGCGCTGACTGAACTCGAAGGAGATTGACTTGCACTCGGTGAAAGTGAAGCACTGGGTGATGGACTTCCTGATGGTGAAAGGCTCGGTGAAACGCTGGCAGAAGCCGATGCACTTGCTGATTTACTTGCAGAAGCCGAAGCACTGCTACTCGGAGATAAACTTGCGCTAGGACTAAGAGACGCAGATGGACTGGGGGATGCACTAGCAGATTTTGATTCAGATCGTGAAGCTGATGCAGAAGCCGAAGCTGATGGACTAGCAGACTCTGAAGCAGAAGGACTTAACGATGCCGATGGTGATTGAGATCCAGATGGGGATGGAGATGCAGATGCACTTGCAGACGAAGAAACTGTACCCCCTGCTGCTGTATAGGTGGCGTAGATGGAGTATTTAAAATAACTGGTGGTAACCGCTTGTGTCCAGGGATTTTCCTTACCAGACGCATAACCACCAGCGCCAGTCCAATTTTCTTTACAGCCAGGAGTAGTGACAGAGTCTCTTGCAACATTAACATATTCAGTCGTTGTCCCTAAATCTTGCCCGTTTCCAAGAGCATTTAATACATAATCAACTCCGGATATTGCCTCACTAGCCATCGTAAAGTCATAAAAAGTAACCGTAGTTGTTATCCCTAAATTTAATGTTTCAGATGAGGCTATCTGTCCATGCGAACCTGCACCCCCACTATTTTTTTGGTTTACATAAGCAATTACATCTACATTTCTACTTCCGTATGCTGCATTTATAGCAACTGATACTTTATCTAATGTTCCCACAGCACCGGTAGCAACGATTCCCGTTCTGTAACTTGTATTGAC